GGACCATTCAACAAACAAAAATTATCAGGATTTACTGGTAATTCAACTAGATTTGATGCAGGTGCAGACGCTACATTATACACTTCTGTAGATGTATACGCATCTGATTTTGGACAGTTACAAGTTGTTCCTAACAGATTCTCTAGAGATAGAGATGCATATGTGTTAGATATGAACTTCTTTGCAATAGCGTTCCTAAGAGACTTCAGTATGCATGAACTTGCAAAAACTGGTGACTCTGAAAAGAGACAGCTTTTAGTTGAAGCGACTTTAGAGTCAAGAAACGAAAAAGCATCTGGACTTGTTGCAGACTTAACAACATCATAATAAATTAACTGTTTGGGGGAGTAACCTATAAATCTGCTCCCCCAGCAGATTCTATAAAAATGAAGATCTGAGAGAAGGTTAAGATCGGAACATTTAAGGAATAAAATGAGAACATTAAACGACTATTTTTTACATGCTGAAATTGCTGACATCAGCACAGCATCATCAACTTTTGTACCAGTACCTGATTCAGGTAAAATAATTAAAATTATATCATCATTACAGGGAGCAATCTCTGGTGGTAATGCAGGAATATCTTTTGAAATAGGTGGAACTGCTGTTACTGGTGGTGGAATAACTGTTGCACATTCAGGTTCAGCAGCTGGTGACGTAGATACAGCAGAACCAACAGCAGCAAACGAAGTACAAGAAGATGGCACTATCGAAATGATAACTGATGGTGGATCTACTGGTGCTAAAAAATTAAACATAACTTTTGTAATCAGAAGATAAGGAGTAATATGTCACATTTTGCAATGAGACCTGTTACTACACAAAAAGTTACTTCATCAGGTTCATCGGCAGCATCATCAGCTTTTGGAGCTAACATTGAGTATGTTAGAGTAATACCAGATGCTGACTGTCATATTGAATTTGGTGTAGCACCTACAGCAACAAATTCTAAAATATTTTTAGAATCTAAATCAGCAGAATACTTTAAAGTATCTGAAGGTGAGAAAGTTGCTGTTATAGGTAGTGTTAATTTATACGTAACTGAATTATCAGAGTAATGGGAAAAGTTAGATCTGTAGAATACGATGGTGGTATAAAGACTAAGTATATTCAAGAGTCAGATGGTAAGCTAACTATTAATAATCAACAGGATGTAAATCCTTTGTTGAAAAGAAATAAAGAGCTTTATAATCATGATAATGGATACTTGTCTAAAGCCAAAGAAATGAAACGAGTAGCTAGTATACCTCCATTAGTACTACAGATCTGGGCGAAAGAATACAATGGTAGCAATAACTGGTTTGCATTACCAAAAGAAATACAAAAAAAAATTATGAAAACTAAACTAAACTCTAGTGAGTTTAGATATTTTAGAACAGCAGAAGGCAGTTTATAATGGCACTATCAACATATTCAGAATTAAAAGCTTCAATAGCAAATTTCTTAAATAGATCAGATCTTACAACTGAGATACAAGATGATTTTATTAAATTAACAGAAGCTGACTTCAATGCTAAATTAAGAATTAGACAAATGGAACAGCAAGACGATGTAACAATCAATGCTGAACAAGTAAATGTTCCTACAGGTTTTTTAGCTGTAAGATCATTTTTTATATTACAATCATCTACCAAGTTTCCATTAGAGTATATTACACCACATAATATGTTTGAAACAAGAGGTGGATCTAGAACTGGTAGACCAAGAACTTATACAATAGAGGCAGATAATGAAGTGGAAAAATTTAGGTTCGGTCCTGCTCCTGACACTAGCTATACTGGTAAGTTATCTTATTATAAAGCTATCGGAGCACTTAGTGATTCAAATACATCAAATTATATTTTAAATAAACATCCTGCAATATACTTGTATGGATCTTTATATCATGCTGCTAACTTTCTTGGTGGTATTGATCAAACACAATTATCACAATGGTTACAAATGTATTCTACAGCTTTAGAAAGATGTGAGAATAATGATAGACAAGATACATATGGAGGTGCACCTGTAACACAAAGAACAGATGTACAAACAGACTTATCATTTTATAGGAGTAGATAATGCAAGTACCTTTTGGAGAATGGCTACCTGATCAACCTGAGCATTTAAAACCAGGTGCTAATGTAGCTACAAATGTATATCATACTTTAAATACATATAAAAGATTTCCATCTTTAGTTGATTATACAACTAATAGTGTTGCCTCTGATGCTAGAGGTGCAGGTTCATTTAGAGATAACTCAAATAATATCTTTAACTTTGTAGCAACAAATTCAAATATATTTCAATTAGCTACAGGAACTTTTACATCCAGAAAATCTGGATTAACTGGAACTAATAAAGATTTTGTTACTTTTACTCAGTTTGGTAATCATGTAATTGCAAGTAATGGAGTTGATGCACCACAATATTATTTAATGGGTACATCTACAAACTTTGCTAATCTTAGTACAATAGTTACAGCAGGAACATTACCTACATTTAGAGTATCAGGAGTTATTAGAGATTTTTTTGTTACAGGTAATCAACCTACAAATACAAATAGAATACAATGGTCAGGTATAAATGATATTGCTACTTGGCAAGGTAAACAAGCAGACTTTCAAGACTTGCCTGGATCAGGTGGTAGAATAGTACATATTACATCTGGTGAGATAGGATATGTATTTAGACAAAACCAAATCATTCGTATGGACTTTGTTGGTGGATCTGTAGTATTTAGATTATCAGTTATATCACCAAACAGAGGAGCTGTTTATGGACAAACAGTTTGTCAAGATAATAGAAATGTATTCTTTTATTCTGATGATGGATTCTATCAATTATCTGGTGATACTATTACACCTATTGGTGCAGAAAAAGTAAATAGATTTTTTGATCTTGATCTTAACAAAGCATATACAGACAGAATTAAAGCAGCTGTTGACCCATTCAATCAATTAGCATTATGGGCATACCCAAGTAAAAATTCTACTGCAACAGGTTTATGTGATAGAATTATTATATATAACTATGCTACAAAAAAATGGTCATTAGCAGAAGCTAATACAAGTGTAATATTTCCACAATTTGTTGGAGCTTTTACAGTAGAGTTAATGGATATTATATCTGAAAACTTAGAAAATATTAATGCAGCTTTAGATACAGACTTTTGGAATGGTGGTCAAATGTTTTTAGGAGCTATAGATGAAAACTTTAAAGCAGCTATATTTTCTGGAAACTCTAATGAGTGTGAAGTAGAAACAGCAGAGTTAGAACCTTTTCCTGGACTAAGAGCTAATATAACAGGAGTAAGACCTATAGTAGATGCAGTATCTACATTAACAGTTAAAACAAAAGAAAGAGTTGCTGATGATGAATCTGAATCTGTATCAGTAACACAAAACTCTAGTGGTATGAATCCAGTTAGAAAGTCTGGTAGATATATAAGAGCTAATGTTAAAGTACCATCTAGAACAACATTTACTCATGCACAAGGAGTAGATTTTGTATTAAGTAAAGCAGGTATAAGGTGAGTGATACAAACGATATAGATAATGTAAGATATTCATTTGAAACACAAGAGTTCTTTCAAAGACAATTAGAACAAAGTGTAAACGAATTAATTAATAAAAATAATACTGAAAATGACAAAGCTTTTGCTTGGTTCATGAGTTAGGAGAAAAATGGCAGGAATAAAAGATTATAGTACAACAGCTGGTAATAATACTTCAGTAGGAGGTGTTAGTATTGCTGAAGGTATGTTACCTTCCAATATCAACAATGCTTTTAGAGCTGTAGCAGCTGATGTAAGAGAATGGTATAATGATGCCCAATGGGTAATCTATGGTGATGGTGATGGAGCACATACTTGTACTTATGTAAGTGGCACATCTTTTAAAATAGTTGGAGCTAATGTTACAAGTATTTATGAAGCAAACAGAAGAATAAAAGCTATTGGATCTTCTACAGGTACAATCTTTGGAACAATATCTAGTTCAACATTTTCTTCAGACACAACAGTTAATGTAACTTGGGATTCAGGATCATTACAAAATGAATCTTTAGTAATTTATGTTGCAATTCTTTCAGCATCAAATACATCAATACCTTTAGGTGTAGTTACAGGATCAATGTTATCAAGTGGATTACTTGTAAGTAATTCAGCTCATGCTTCTCATACACCAGATGATTTAACAGTATTTACAACATCTGCATCAGACTCTAGATATTTTAGACAAGATTCAACAGAAACAATAGCATCAGGAGATACTTGGAGTAACTCAGATACTAAAGTAGCAACAACTGCTGCTGTATCAGCTAGAATTATAGACCTTGTTGATGATGTAGGTGGATTTGTACCTATAGCAAACGAAACAAGTTTTCCAAATGCAAACCCAGATGTTAATAATGGAGCTGGTACTATTGTTAGTATTACAGCTTTATCTACTGGATTAACAGCTAATGGATCTGGAGTTATTACTATTTCCAATGGAACAGTAGGAAACTCAACAGTAACTTTAAATGGGTGTGGAGCTGGAGCTACATTTGCTTCAGGCTTTGGATTATTAGTAGAAACTACAACTACACTTAACACATATACATTTGTAAGATTAGTTCCAAAAGCAACTGAAGTTTCAACTGTTGCTGCAAATGCAACTAACATTTCTGCTGCTGGAGCAAACACTACAAATATTAATACAGTAGCTGGACAAATTACTCCTACAAATAATATTGCTACACTTGCAGGAATATCAGGATTATCAGCTCTTGCATCAGCAGAGTCTAGTGGTCATGTAACAAACGTATCTAACAACCTATCAGGTGTTAACTCATTTGCTGAAAGATATAGAATAGCATCATCAGCACCTACAAGTTCGTTAGATGTGGGTGATTTATATTTTGATACTACTGCTAACGAATTAAAAGTTTACAAATCATCTGGCTGGGCATCAGCAGGATCTTCTATAAATGGCACTTCTGCTAGATTTCAATATACAGCTACTGCTGGTCAAACTACATTCACAGGGGCTGATTCATCAGGAAATACCCTTAATTATGATTCACCATTTATTGATTGTTATCTTAATGGTGTAAAACTTGTTAATGGAACTGACGTTACAGTAACATCAGGTAACTCTGTTGTTCTAGCATCTGGTGCAGCTGCAGGTGATATTTTAGATTTAGTAGGATTTGGAACATTTAATGTTGCAGCTATTAATGCAGCAAACATTACATCAGGAACATTAGGATCAGCTCGTTTACCAACTGTACCTACTACAAAAGGTGGTACTGGACTTACATCTATAGGATCTGCAAATCAAGTTCTTAGAGTTAATAGTGGAGCTAATGGATTAGAATTTGCTGATATACCTGGATTTGGTGGAGTTCTTGGAGTATCTGATGGTGGTACAGGATTAAGTTCACTTGGTTCAGCAGGACAAGCTTTAGTTGTAAATGCTGGTGCTAACGCATTAGAATTTGCAAATGCATCTTCAGCAGAAGTTTATGGTTTTAATTTATCATTCTCACCATCAACTATAAGATACAACGTAACTGTTGTAGGTGGTAATCCATCTAATCACCCATATTATAATCAAGGTTCTACAAATAAATATGCAATTAGTGGATCTACAGCTACAGCAGATGTTACATTAGAATT